GTCTGGCGCAACTTCCCACTGAACACCCCGATCCCAAGCGACTTGAGATCCTCCGGTCCCACCGAAGGAGGTCGACGAGGTTGCGAGCGTCAGCGGGTACATATCCGGGATGTTCGGGGTACCAACGATCGTGTTAGTTGGTGTAGTATTCCAGACCGAATCCCAGACATTATAGATCGGAGTAAGAGCGGCCACAATCGTGCCAAAGAGCGGAGCGCCTGTCGTACCAGCAATGGTCGCCGACATCTTCGCCCGGAACGAGAGTGTCCGAACACCAATCTGGTCAGGTACTTTAGGTAGGGGGTCATAGTCGTCAAAAGGGGCGATGATCGCGGCGAGATACCGCTCAGTGTCACCCTCCGACGACTGTTGAAACATCCCTCCCCCCCGCTTTCCGGCTGACCGTCCGGTCTGGCGTGGGGGGCGACTCGTGACTACTCTCGGTTGAGAGCGTGCTCGCTGAATCGACTTGCGAACACTTTTGCGAATTTTGATCGGCATGGACAGGCCTAGATCAATTAAGACGTGTATGGGATCCGACCGTCAAACGTCGGACTGTACATCCAGTGATAACCCCGTCGGGGACGACTCCGTGCAGTCTCTCGGCATTCTGCTTAGCACGGAACTATTAAGTGTGTCGGCTGTCCGGCCTACACACACCGTTTTGGGTCGATTACACCACTGAACCCCATCCCCTTAACGCGGGACTTCGGCACTTAACCCATATGCAAAGGGCGTCGGTTTATCTCGGGCCCGAACGCGGCCCAGGTTAATCTCAGTCCGTTTCCGCAATGGAGGCGAGAGAGCGGCCCAACGGGACACCATCCCAGTTACTGTCGTCCACAAGACGCAGCAGTCCCTGGCTGTCCGGGCTCAGCTCCCCTCCATCCCCCCATCCATCGTCGACAGTCGCTGCCTCGATGTCGGCATCGGTCCACGTCCGGCCTTCACGAAGAACCCGCGCGATCTCGCGGCGGTTCTCGGCCATAACACGATACCGTGCGGCACGAACCTTGGCAACAGTGCCTTCGGAGTAAGTCTTCAACACGAGGGGCGGACATACCGGGGCTGAGACGGCTATTAACCGTCGATCCCAGTAGTTGAGCACTCCCTCCAGACTCATCGGCTTCAGGCGGTAGTCGGGCTTAACCAACCGTGCCACCTTCCGATCCGAATCAACTCCATTAGACCCCCCGCTCAACCGAGCAGCTAGACAGATCCTCGTCAGCCACTCGTCGGCGCTCGTATACTCCTCGCCAAGAACGTCGTAGTCGTCACCACGGCGTAGGCGGAAGTTCAGGGTCGCACTGGCAATCCTAATCGCCTTAGCACGCGGCACCTTCGTCATCTCGGACGCATAAAGCGCCAGCTCGGGATGATTGACAAAGTGTGCGGCCATCACACGCTGAGGCCGGGTTACTCGCCATGAGTCGGGCGCCATCCTCGCATCCATTCCGAAGCCCCCCAAGTGAACAGGGAGGTACCAGTTAGGAGTGAAGTTGCGCGCAAAGAAGTCAGATCCCCACCGCCGAAACGCGGCGTTCACTGACCTCGCTGCCCATGGACAGAACTTGATCATGCTCGACAGCTCACGCCCACCCTGGGTCGGGAGCGCCGCCGAGTCACCGTTCTTAATATTCGCCCCGGTAATCAGCCGGAGGTTCAGGTATCCTACACGGACAACCTTATCCCCCATCACCTTAATCACCTGCGAGTTAATCTGGCAAGTGTCCGGCGACCGATAGCTCTTTCCCACCGAGCGTTTGAAACCCGCGGACTTTGCATTCCGCCAGAAGATCTCACTCAACTCGGGGGACATCCGCGCCAAGAGGTCGTCACCATTCACGATGACTGACCCCTGCAGGATCTTCCCCATTTCCCCACGGGCCGCGCTATCCCGCGCGACCCACTGCTTGACGCTCAAACGCCAAACAGCCAGATTGATCGTGCAG